GACCAGACCCAATCAACATACCTAGCACAAAGGAGAACGCATGAACCTCCAAGAAGCAGCCTTACGTTATCTGAAAGCAGGTTTGTGTACGTTGCCTGCTATCAAGGCGGAGAAACGACCTGCGGTAGCGCGTTGGAAGCATTTTCAGAATGCACTTCCAAGCATCAAGCTATTCACTGACCCGCAGAGACCTTACGACGCCATATGTATCGTCTGCGGAGCCATCTCAGGTAACCTCGAAATACTCGACTTCGACGTTTGCGGCGAGGCATTTGAGGCTTGGAAGCAGAAAGTTAACGATGAAAATCTGCTGAAGCGCCTGGTTATTGAGCGTTCGCCGTCGGGAGGCTACCATGTAATTTATCGTGCGCATGAACTCGTCAGCTCGAATCTCAAACTGGCGCAGCGAATTCAGTACGTTGATTCGCATGAGGACGTAGTCGTCTGCGGGAAAACTTACAAACCGCGGCTTGATGAATACAACAAACCGTTCGTGGTGCTGACGACTATCGAAACTCGCGGTGAAGGAGGCCTCTTTCTCTGTTATCCGACGCCAGGCTACGAGCTGATTCAGGGCGATCTGGAAAATTTGCCGGTTCTGACGCCTGACGAACGTGATAAGCTCCTGTTTGCGGCTTGGGAGCTTAATCAGTTGCAGGCGGAGCCTCACGGCGACTGGAAAAAGATCGAAGGCGGTGGCGGTTTGCCTGGCTCCGACTACAATGAACGTGGCGATTTCCGAGACGTTCTGAAGAAACACGGCTGGAGGCTGGCACGTGAGGAAGGATCAGATGGCAATGAGCACTGGACGCGGCCCGGTAAAGTAGCAGGAACTTCAGCAACCATCAAGGATAATGTCTTTTACTGCTTCTCCAGTAACGCTTTTCCTTTCGAACCTAATCGCGCCTACACGCCGTTTGCAGTTTATGCGCTCCTTGAACACAATGGCGACTTCAAAGCCGCTGCCAGTGCTCTTAGCAGCCAAGGTTACGGTCTGCCTACGGTCTATTCTACTGAAGATTTCGATTTCGAGGAAAACAGCATTCCCGAAAATCCCGGTCCTATTCCGGAAAACCTTCTCTCTATACCTGGCTTCGTTAACGAGGTTATTGATTACACCTTGGCTACTGCACCGTACCCGAATCGCGTGCTAGCCTTCGCCGGTGCGCTTACTTTGCAGGCTTTCTTGGCAGGCCGTAAAGTAAAAGATGAGAACCAGACGCGCACAAACCTTTATGTCCTCGCTCTTGCCAATAGTGGTGCTGGAAAGAATGCGCCACGCAAGACAAATATTAGCATTTGCGTCGCTGTCGGTTTACAGGACTGCCTTGGTGACGCGATTGCATCAGGCGAGGGCATTGAAGATCGTATGTACACGACGCCTTCGATGCTGTTTCAGACCGACGAGATTGATACGCTTATTAACTCAATCAATCGCTCAGACGATGCACGTTTCGAGAGTATCATGCGCGTGCTGCTTTCGATGTATTCTGCTAGCGACTCCCAATATCCTATGCGAACCAAGGCTAGGCAAAAACAAAATAGTGCGCCTCCAGCGCCTGGTTTCATTGATCAGCCTTGCCTTTGCATGTTTGGGACTGCGATCCCCAAATACTACTACGAGGCTCTGAGCGAACGCATGCTGAAAAATGGTTTTTTGGCACGACTGATCATTTTCGATGCTGAATCGCGTGGTGAAGGACAGGACCCCAAAGACCTCCCTTTACCTGAATCTATTCTGGCAACTGCGAACTTTTGGACTACCTTTTCGCCTGGCACCGGTAATCTCGACACTTTCCACCCTGAGCCTGTAACCGTGCCTATGGCAGATGAGGTGCGTGATTACTTTCAGCATATCAGGAAAAAGATCGACGAGCAATACAGGCGCACAGAACAAGATGATGATCAAGCTGGCATGGCGATCTGGGCACGCGCTTATGAGAAAATCCGAAAACTGGCTCTCATTTATGCTGTTAGCGAGAATCAGGAATCGCCGACGATAAGCCTCCAAGGTGCTGAATGGGCTGCAGCACTTGTAGAACACATTACGAAACGCATGCTCTATAAGGCTAGCATGAGTGTTTCTAGCACCTATTTCAATCGTAAGTGCAATAAGTTCCTAGAAACCATTCGCAAATGGCATGAGAGGAAAGGTGACTGGATAACGCAGTGTGAACTAGCTCGTAGAATCATGCTGCCTCCAAGAGAATTCAACGAAATAAAAGACGCCCTCATCGCTCAGCAACGAATTATGTGCGAAGTTGTTGTGCACCCGAAAAGTAAAAAACAATACATCCGCTACAGGCTGGTTTGAGGCACGGCTGACTTAACGAGGGTATAGTACCCCCCTAAGGCGGCCCCTCTTTCGGGGTGCCTGCTCGCCTGGTTTTTAGTAGCCAAGGTGCTGGATTGACTTCAAGATAGATTTCAGAATGACTGCATAATGGCTTCAGGTGTTTTGAAGTCAATGGCTCTCAGAAAGGCGATTGTACAGAATGACTTCAGAAGGTTTGAAGTCATTCTGCAATCATTCCTGAAGTCATAAATTTGCAGTAAAAAGGGGTACGTATGTTAAATTTTATGGTATGACTTCAAGACTTCAGGGACCCCCCCCCTCACCTCCAGGAATTGGTTACTTTCGGACAGGAAAAGTCGCCCCAGATTACCAGAACCTCACCTATTTTAACATGTACTAGGTTATTTTATGGCGGTGACCCCCTACCGCTTTGAAGTCATTCGAGGCGATTGTACGGATTGACTTCAAAATGCCTGAAGTCAAAAAGTTTTCAGAAATTTTTTACCAGAACCAACCCCCCCTTTTGGGAGAACAGGCACCTTGGCGGCTTACGACAGGTGCACTCGAAACCCCGGCTGGTTGCGGTGCGCGCCTCAGCCTAGATACCTCTTTAATCTCCAAAAACCACCATTGGCTACTGAACTGTCAGCTCTTCAGCCTAGGTGCCTTTTTGCCAGGTCACCTTTGCCGCCGTATGCCCGTTATTTTTGATTAAACGCATTCTGACGCGATCTTTTAGAAAACATGACTCATAAGCCTTGTAGCCTCATTCCAGCGCGTCTGAAAGCGAATAATCAAAAATCTGGTTGCTGGTTCGTGGAGCCTGGAACCTGCGCACCCCCCCACTTAGGCGGGTCCTTCCAGCCGTGCGAGGGGGTCGAGGGCCGCGGGACCACTCGAAAATTGCCACAAAATTGGTTAGTTTGTTTAAACTGTGGAGGTTAACAGATGCGAATTAAACCAGACGCCTATGAACGACGCAAACAGGAAGCGGCTGCGAGGAATCGGGCTATTGCGCTTGCAGGCAGGGAGATTGCGCCTTTACCACCTGTCAAGGATGCAGCGAGGAAGCAGGCGTGCGAGTTAGACTTTAAGCGATTCTGCGAGACTTATTTTTCTGAGACTTTCACGTTACCTTGGTCGCCTGCGCACTTACGAATCATCGAGAAGATTCAGCAGGCAGTGTTGGAAGGCGGTCTGTTTGCGGTAGCTACGCCTAGAGGTTTCGGAAAGACAACCCTGTGCGAGATTGCCTGTATTTGGGCTGTGCTCTACGGACATCGAGACTTTGTGTGCTTGATAGGTGCAGACGAGAACCATGCTGCCTCGATGCTTAGCTCGATTAAGATTGAGTTGGAGGCTAATGATCGCTTGTTAGAAGACTTCCCAGAAGCCGTTTATCCTATTCACAAGCTCGAAGGCATTCATAATAGGTGCGCGGGGCAACTTTTCCAAGGTAAGCGCACGTATATCGTTTGGACCTCAAAGGAGATCGTGCTGCCTACTATTCCTGGCAGTAAGGCTTCAGGTGCTGTGATCAAGACGACAGGCATCACAGGCAGCTTTCGAGGGATGAAGCACAAGAAACCAGATGGTAGCACAATTCGGCCTAGCTTGGTAGTGATCGACGACCCGCAAACTGATGAATCTGCGAAAAGTGCCTCTCAATGTGCTGCGCGAGAGGCGATTTTATCGGGTGCGGTATTAGGCTTAGCTGGTCCTGGCAAAAAGATTAGTGGAATTCTGCCATGTACAGTAATCTATCCTGGCGACTTGGCGGACACGATCCTAGATCGACAAAAACATCCTGAATGGAATGGTGAAAGAATCAAAATGCTCACGTCTTTTCCTAAGAATATGAAGCTCTGGGAAGAATATGCAGAAATTCGAGCTGAGAGTCTGAGAAACGGTAGTGACGGCGCCGAGGCCACTGAGTTCTACCGCAAACATCAAGCAGAGATGGATGCTGGAGCGGAGGTATCTTGGCCAGAGCGCCACAACCCCGACGAAATCTCAGGAATTCAGCACGCTATGAATCTGTATTTTCGAGATCAATACGCGTTCTTTGCAGAATACCAGAATGAGCCTTTAAGGGATTCGAGAGAAGATGAGGAAGAACTGACAGCAGACGCGATTCTGAATAAGCTAAATAACCTGCGCAAGAATGAGGTACCTGCTTCCTGCACGCATCTGACAGCCTTTATCGACGTGCAGCAGAATCTATTGTTCTATATGGTTGTCGCCTGGGAGGAAAATTTTACAGGATATGTGATCGATTATGGTACTTTTCCTGAGCAACCAAGGAGCTATTTCACATTAAGAGACGCGAATCCTACCTTGGTTGCAGCAACGCGAATTAACAGCGTCGAAGGTGCTATCTACGCAGGCTTGGATGCTTTAACGAAGAAACTATTAGGGCGCGAGTATCAGCGAGATGATGGCGCACTACTAAGAATCGAAAAGTGCCTGATAGATGCGCAATGGGGCCTCTCGACAGATTTGATTTATAAATTTTGTCGACAGTCTGCGTATTCTGCGATCCTGTTGCCTAGCCACGGAAAGTTTATAGGGGCATCCAGCAAGCCTCTGAACGCCTATAAGAAGCAGCCAGGAGATATCGTCGGCTTGAATTGGCGTATACCGAAAACGAATAGCAGAAACGAAGTAAGACACGTCGTTTATGACTCGAACTTCTGGAAATCGTTCGTGTGTGCCAGACTAAAGGTGCCATTCGGAGAGCGTGGTTGCTTATCGATTTACGGCAAAAAAGCGAGCGTGCATAAACTCTTGGCTGCACACCTGACAGCTGAATATCGAATCCGCGTCGAGGCTAATGGGAGAATCGTTGACGAATGGAAGCAACGCCCGACGAAAGAAGACAATCACTGGTTCGACTGCCTCGCCGGTTGTGCTGTAGCTGCCTCGATAGTGGGGGTTAGATTACCTGAACTAGAGTCTGGCAACCAGCAAACCAGAAAGAGAATCAGTTTCGCAGAATTACAGCGCCAGAAAAGGAGATAAAGATGAGCGAGAAGGGTATCAGATGCCCAAAATGCGGTTGCAGGCACTTTTACACTACGCATACGGAACGCCTGAAAAATAATCGTATTAGGCGCCGGAAAATCTGTAGAAACTGCGGTAGAAGAATCGTAACGATTGAGACTTTGCCACTTATGGGGGGTGAGGGGTGCTAGGAATAATGCAAGTCGCGGCAGGACCATGACTTGCGGAATTTCGAAAAAATTTTTGCGAATCCCTATTGCCTTCGACAGATGCGGATATATAATTAGGATAGACGGGAACGAAAAACGAATCAGCAGACCAGACCAAGAAAGGAGAGAGAAGATGTTGTACAGAATCGATCTTCCGCACGATTTTGGCTCCGAATCCGCAACGGCCTCTTTACAGGCTACTTTTCCAGAATTAGAAGGCTCAGAACTGGAAGTCGCAGCCTTCGACGCAATCCACGCTATGACGAACATGTCAGTCCGCGAGCTGAAAGACTTGCTCGCGAAAATGGGCGCAACGCTCCGCGGCGCGCGAACAAAGACCGATCTGATCCGCCGGATTATCACGGAGATCGAGGTCCGCAGAACCT